TTAACCTTCTCTACTTCTTTGACTAACTTAGCAGTCAGTGAACCTAAGTTCGACTGCTTCTTTAGACTTGCGAAAGACATTCGGATTTCCTCGGATTAAATTGGATTTGGCTTGTGTAACTTTGTTATTGTAAGATTAAATTTAGGAGATGTCAAGTTGTTTTTTCATCAACACAATCATGTCACTCATCTGCTGGAAAACAATGTTCATATCAACATTAGTTGGTAGTCCCATCATATTAGCAGATTTCATAATCTCTTCCTTCATCTTCTTTGCTTCAGGATCATCAGATAAACTCAAACGTGCATACATAATCTTTTGTTTGGCGATAAGTTTATCTAGGGATTCAATATGATAAGTTTGATCTTCCGTATTCATGTAAGTAAACTTCATGACATTTTGAAAGATCTCCTCTTGGAGTTCAGAAATTTCTGCCATTTCAGCCCTTACGATATCGGAATCAAAGAAACTCATTCAGTATCACCCTCATTATCAACGACTTCAACTGTTCCAGTTGTAGCCTCTGCTTCTTTACTACCTTCAATTTGTTCTAGTACATCAATTGCACCGATCAATTTCAAACGTGTAGTAGCAAGACGTTCATATTCTTCACTTACAGTTTTCAATTGTTCTTTTAAATTTTCAAGCACTGTTTCATTTTCAAGAGCCATGGATGACAACCTCCTTTAAGATTTTTTTATAACGGGATACATCAATATTTAGGAAGGGTGAATATTTTCTCACCCTTCTACTGACGGTTTCCCACACTGGATCTTTCAACTTCTTATCGAAGTTTTTAGTATACCCAAATATTATATCATAAATTACCAAACTTTCAAGGCTTAGGTTACCACCCAGAAACTTTTTAAGAACTATGGGATGACCTTTACTGCAATTAAATGCATCATCAACCTTATTATCTTCAAACAACTTCTCAGATTCTTCTTTAAAAATATATGATAATGACTGAACCTTCTTCTGCCAATCTTGATACCTACCCTCACCTTCCTTTATCATCTCTCCTATCCATAATGATTCTGGATCAGAACAAGAAGTAAAGTTAGCAACAAAAAATTCTTCTACTTCTTTATCTGATTTCTGTCTTGCAAATTTCTCAAACCAAAACCTATCCTTCCTCTTATAAAATGCTTGCTGAGTTGCTCTAGTCTTACCACGATACTTTATATAATCATAGTTATCCTTTGTGAAGTGATTCTTCATCGCAAGGTAACACTTATAGGCATCAAATGGCATCATCTTCCTCTTCTTCAGCATCTAATTCTGTAATAGCATCTACAGGAACCTCTGCTGCTCCTATACGATACCAATGCACATCTTCACCTGTCTTATAACTAGGTCGCTCACCAAGATACTCAAGGTCAGGGAACGTATGATCCCTTAGCATTGCCTGAAGTCTCCAATGTATCAATTCACCTTTAGTAGGCATTATAAAAAAGTAATAGAGTGATTTTTTTGGCGGGAATTTTTTCCCTCTTTTATGGAATTAAAAAACCAATTTAGCCCGTGATGTTCTTTTTAAAAAGTTTAACTCTTGTGCTTCGTATTTAATTTTTTCTTTGAGGGGTTTGGAAATAAGTTTAGGAACCGACTCTAAATCTATAGCATTTAATTCACAGAAAGAAACTATTGCATCGATGTAGTTCATACCAGTATGGGTTTGAACCATGCTTTCTATTTCTTGTGCAAACCTTGCAGGGCAAAAGAATTTATCCTTTAGTGCCTGTTCTAATTCAGTTTTCTCCATTCTTCTCCCCAGTATTGTGAGATACAAATTCTTTTATATAACGAACTAATAACTTAATATAATCCCCTTTGTTCCGTTTGTCAAATACTTTTACCTCACCACCAGGTGTAACCATAATGGTGATCAATTTTTTAACAGGAATTTTAGTGAGCTCGTAATATGCTGCTGCGTAAAACATCTCCTGAACAAAGTAGTTTTCAAGCCACTTTTCAGGTTTAATCTTTTCAGAAGTCTTAAAATCTATAACCGCTAGTTCGCCTTCATACTCAGCGATACAATCAACTCTACCCGCAAGACCATAATACTCTGAGTAGAGAGTTCTTTCTATAGCGTGTATGTTATTTATACGGTCTAGATATGGTGTAGCATGATGAAACATAAAACGAGTAGCAGGAAGGTAATCCTCCCAAACCATATCTCTATTCTCCAAATATGCTTGAGCAGCTTCGTGAAAATCTGTGCCACGGGTTGTTGCTTTCTTAGTAATACGATTTGCTTCTTCAATACCAACTCTCTTTCTCCAGTTCACAAAGATCTGTCGATTATAAAAAGAAGTTACTGAAGTAATTGATGGAACCCAATCTCCATTAGGAAGATTATATAATCTTATCCCCTTAGTTTCTTTTTTGTTGAGTTCAAGATCACCTAGATGATTCTCATGAATAAAAGTCATTTAAATAAAAAACTAAAAGGACACTTACTTTCTGTCTTGGTCTTAGAAAATAATCTTGGTCTCCAATCTTGTTCAGATGCTAGAGAATGACCCTTAAGCCATAAATCTACATCAACATCATTCTGTTTCTTCAAAACAATGCCATCATCAAGATTAGAAGGATAAAAAGAAACTCTAAAAAGAGGATCTCCTTTCTCTATTATAACAGGTTTTCGCTCATCCACAAGTGTTATTGCAGTACTTGACATCCTTGACCAATTGGATAGGTTAAACCATCCAGAAATTCCTATGAAATTATTAGTCAAAGAAGTCATTGGATGATCATTAAATTCAAACCAAATATTATCTTCCTTCGTCCAAAATAAAAACTTTGGAAATACTAATTGGATAACTGGTCGTGGTGAATTAAGATGTTCATCATCATACTCAAGTAACTCTGGTCGTGAACAAATAATATGATTCCTATCAGGAGTTCTATCAATTTCTAAATTAAAATCAATAGGTGATGTTGCTACAAAAGTTCTACTCTGTTTATGATTGAATACAGGGCATTTATTCTGAACAAAATCCTCATCAATAAGATCAGACTGTCTCACTAAAGTGTCTTCTGAATCAAAGACACTTGCATAATATACAGTTGGCATTACCTACCCATTTCCAGTTTAGTAAGGATGTATTCCTTAACTAATCCAGATCTAACAATATCATCTACACCAAACTCAATAATATCCACTGAAGACATGTTGCGAAGAATCTCCATGAAACCTATGATACCATTCCTCTCATTAGTCTTAATCAAATCAGACTGAGTGGCATCACCACAGAACATTATCTTACTATTCTCTCCAACCCTTGTGATAATACTATCAAGTTCATGGAAGTTTAAGTTCTGAAATTCATCTACAATAATAATTGCTTTATCAAATGTAGTTCCTCTAATAAAACTAGTACTCCAGAAAGAAATAGTATCCTGTGCTTTAAGATTACCATAAAGCATTTCAAAGTCTGCTTCACTTTGCATCTCAAACATATACTTTACCATATTCTTATAGGGAATCTGATAAAGGAATGACTTATCCTCATGGTCACCAGGTAAGAAACCAATCTCTCTGGTAGATACAAGTGACCTTACAAGATATATTTTTTCATAAGGAGTATGAGGATCCAATACATCTTGAAGTGCATTGTAAAGAGTGATGAAAGTTTTACCAGTTCCTGCTACACCATATGCAATGACGTTTTTATCCTCTGCATATGCATTGTAAAGCAATTTCTGATTATCTGTGAGGGGTTCTATCTCCCTCATCATATCTGTATTGATAGGTTTCTTTCTTTTCATCTGCTTAGCCGTCATGCCAACACCAATCGGTTGGTCTGATTTCTTTTTACGTGGCATACTTAGAAACTGTAGTCTCGGTTTTTACGAACGTTAGCACCAGGTTGTCTGGATGCTCTATCTAGCACCTCATTCCATCCGCTAGAGTTTGCTTCTCCCTTCCAACCAAACACCTCTTGGGAACTAGCAACACCTGCTTGCCAATCCTTATCCCACTCTGGGTTATCTTTTCTCCATTGATCATACTCTTTCATTGTCATGGAGAGTTCTTTCTTTTCTTTAGTTTCTTTGTGAATAACTGGATATGTTGGCATAATAAGATAATGTGTAGATTTATTTAGACCCACTCAAGGGCTTCTGAGACTGCAGGGAACTGTTCGGTAAACACCTTCCTACATGCTTCTGCAATTACCATGTGCTCTTTCTGAGTTCCATGTGCAGATCTTAGATTAATATAATGTATCCAAGAACGACATGAACCAGTCATATAGATCCTTGTGGGAGTGCATAAAGGTAATACCATTCTAGCACACTCTTTAGCAACACCATCTTCTAACATTTGATTGTAAAGAGATAAAGAAGAACTAAACAATGTATCCATCTGCTTGTTCAATGTCTCTACCATATTAGGATCCAAATCATCAGTAGAATTCTGACGGTTCTTTATATCCTGTCTTCTCAATTCTGGTAATGGAATATCACCAAGTGCAGTACTAGCAGCATATCTTTGAGAGAACTCTTGGAAAGTAAAACTTCTATGTCTTAGTATCTGTGCAGCAATAGCACGAGTAGTCTCTATCTCTACTGACATCGAAGATTGTTCAAACACAGACCAATGGTTATGTTTAATACAATACTTTAATAGACCCGCATATTTTTCATTATCCTGATTAGATGGATTAGAAACTCTAGCAATGTATGCCATAGTCTTTTCAGCATCAGGTGTAATGCTTACAAGTTTAACCGTCATCAAACACCTCGTCGTATTCTGGAGAAGAAGTAGTATAGGAAGCAGTATCTGAATAGACTTCTGATTCCAGTTCATCAACCACCTGTTTTAAGGCAGCTAATAAAACTTTAAGTTTACTTTTATTCATTAGAATTTCTTTTCTCACTAATTATAATACAAAAAAAGAGGAGGGTCAACAGCCCTCCTCTAAACGTATATGCAAAGTAAGATTTACAAATAGGTTAACTGCAAGGCACTGCCCCACTCTTAACCTTGAGACCACGATACATTAAATCGTGTCGGTTACGCTGTGATGCTTCTGCAAGCACCTTTGCGTTGTACTCTTTGGTGTCATACTCGACACCACGGTAGATGACTTTTGCCATTGGATTACTCCTAAAGTAGTTGGGTTTTTAATCCGTTCCTTTAGTCGGCTTTTGCGTCCTCAAAGCATCCCTTCTCTGTTGAACTCTTAACAACCTGAACAAGTTCAGATCTGTTTTCTGTAGAGGGTTTTATCTTAGAGATAATATCCTCTGCACTTTCACAAGTTAAGAGAGTTGCGAGTAGAAATTCCATAAGGATGAACGATCCGTTCCGAGTCGGCTTACTTGCGTCCCCTATGTAAGGGGGATGAACGATGTGTGTGTTAAGATTAACACAGTTATACTATATATGCAACTATGTTTGTATTCCCTGATACAATTTTTAATACTTCGATTCTTCTAGTAAGGATTCAACCAAGTCTTTTGCATGTCTGTTATGTTCACACAACTTACTCATCCAGATCCTCTCAGACAAAGTAACTTCACCATCAGTTGAAATCATGCGACAACATATATCCACTATTTGATTTCTGTAATTCGTGCTTAACATGTTCAATTGCTGTTGGTAATATGGAGTATTCCATTCTTTGAATGGCTTTTGTTAATGATTCTACAGTATCATCAGGCATTATAGGAACCTTTCCTTGAAGAATTATTTCACCTCCA